CCATCGACTGACTGCCAGTCATCAAATAATTGTCGCCAGCGTTTAGCGGGGTATCAGGCCGAGGAAACCGCAGGTTGATACGCTCGGTCTTACGAGCGGCAAGGCGATAGGGGTCAAACTGATCCCTGCAACCTTGATCGCACACACGCAAGCCGGGGAAATTGGGGTCTGGCCCCAACGACACAAACGGGCGCTTCATCTTGCATCGGTCGCATACGCCGATGGCAACCGAAGTCAGCCCTGTGGTGTCGAGAAAGATTGGCATTAGGCGGTATACACCGAGATGTTCGGTGCCCAGTAAATTGGTGAACGATCACGCTCTTCTTGCTCTGCGTTGTATAGGTGCTTCTCGGCCATCTTTTCCAGATACTGGACGCGATCCAAACCTACCTGCGGCAGTTCGAGGCTCATTTTGTGAGCCAGCATCATCTGTACGGCCTCGTACCAACGCTGGGGTATTTCCAATTCGTCGGTCAACGCACCCACATCATCAATCTGGCGCGAGTACCAGCAAGTCATCTGCACAAAAGCAGTTGACGGCACAGGCCAGATGTAAATCTTTGGCTTGGGAATTTGGCGATTAAACCAATACTGGTACGGCTGGTTTGCCGTGAAATTCTTGTTCGGCAAGTTGGTGTAGTCGTCGCGGTTGAGCGAAGACATCTGCACCTCAAGCGAATTGTTCCCAAAGTACAACTCACGAACCGATAGCGTTGTTCCGTTATAAGCGCGGCAACGATAGTATTGAACGGTCTGCCCAACAACAATGTCAGTCCAAATCCATTCGTTGTTCACCACATCAATGGTGCCCAGATCAACCAGCGTGTTCCATGTTGCGCCATCTTCCGAATATTCGTAGATGATTGACCATGTGCCAGTTGCGGCAGGAAGCAAACCAATCGAGCCAATGTAAACCGGATTGGATGTGCCGTAATCAACAGAAATGTTTCCGTTGGGGGAGGTCTGCGTACAAACCGTTTGGATGTCGTTGTCGTAGGCGTTTTCAATCACGCCGCCAGCAGACGAGGTATATGAACCGTTTGGGCGATCCATTGTGCGGTACAGCACATTCCAAAGGTCAATTGAACCCTTGGGCAATTCGTAAATGTAATTGTCGGGAATCAGGCCAATGACCTTTTTGGTCATCGTCCAGAATTGAATGCCTCGGTTTCCCAAGTCAGACAACAGAAAATAAAGAGACTGGCGTGCTGACAGAACTTGTTCGGAGGTCAACTCTTCGGCTAATTTGCCGCAACGACGAGCGCCGTGATCAATCAATGTTTGGACATTGATGACTGTGTTCCCTACGGTTCCCGAATACGCCATGTTGACTCCTTACCAACCGGGACAATTCCAACGCTTTAGCGACGCTTTTGCGCGTGGGGCATCCCCTTTTGAATGTTCTACAACGCCACTCATACGGGCGCAAAAAGAGTCCTTCCGAGCGCCGCCTTGAGGCTGGGGAGCCTTTAGATGACTCCCGGTCTCTCGATTGTACTTTTCCCGGCCCTTTTGCGTAAGTCCCGCGCCCTGTTTGGTCGGCAGTTTTTCACCGCGACCTACGGCCAGACTTACTCCGCCTTTGGCGTGTTTGGCGGTTTTGGCTGACTCTCGGAACGCTTCAGCCGTTGGAGCGCCCGGAGAACCGGGCTTGCGCATTTTTTCGCCAGAGCCTTCAGCGATTCTTTCGCGCTTTGCATGGATGTTGGCATATAGACCACCTCCTTTGAATTTCTTCCCCTCATCAGCCTTGGCAAACTCCTTGCCAACCTTTTGGGGAATACCTACCTTCTTAGCGAACGCGGGGTTATGCGCGACCGCTTCCATGAGGTTGTGTTGGGAGCGTGACTTGCTTGGCATTACGACACCTGATTGACGGTTAGGATCATTGCAGGGGCCGCTGGATACAGCGGGCTGGCGCTTGCGGGATAAGTCACGATGGCCCCGTGACCATCTACAGACAGCCATTTCATGGTCACTTTGTCGCCAGCGTTAAGAGACAAGAACACATTTGCCGCCATTAGGGCAGATGCAGGCGTTGTTGCATTTTCACGCGAAGCAATTGTTACCCAACTAGCCGAATTGCTCACATTGGTTCCATTGACCGCAAACCAAATAGTTAGCAGGCTTTGTCCAGTTGCTGAGTTGTTCAACTGCCCGCTAAATGCAAAGTTGTATTTGCCAGCAATTGCAACCGTAATCTCACTGGTCGATGTATTTAGCGTCACCCCATTACTCAAATCTTGAGTATTGAGTTGCAATAGAGTCGGCGTATTGGCGGTTGCCACTTGAGCGCCATTTACAGCCGCCCCAGAAAGATGCGACACATTTGAAGAACCTGCCGCGCCACGGGTGCATCCCGTAAACGAAGTTGCAGTAATTCCGGTGTAAGTAATCAACTCAGCACCAATAATGACTGCGCCAGTAGAAGAGAATCCACTGGTCGTCACCACCGGAATTGTGGTATCGGTGTTGGTGATATTGGAACTCAGCGTGGTGCTGAAATCGTAAAAAAACGAGCCGTACTGCGTGTTGATGTCGGACGGCGCAAGAACCTTCCAGATCGGGGCCGCAGAGGCGGAGCCAGTCCCGGTTTGGGTCAGGAACTTCTGCGTAGTCGTCGTGTTGCCTGCCAGTTTGGCAAGCGTGTTGGTGGCCGAGGCGTACAGCGTGTCACCAAGGGTGTACGAGGTAATGTTGGTGCCGCCCTGAGTCGTCAGCACCGGGTTTACATTCAGAACCTGTGCGACATAGTTCGCGGTGGTGACCTGCTTGTTCACACCCGTTTGGACAATCGGCGTAATCTCTGTTCCATCAAGCGTTGCCGCCGAGGGCATTGCGGAAATTTTTTGGTCAGCCATCAGCACACCTCAAGATAAATTTTGCTACTGTCTTCCTGCAAGACATAGCCAGAGTTTTCCATCAGGATGTAGCAGGTTGCCGGGGGCACTGGCGGCACAAGACAGGAGTAGGTATCCACCACACCCCCGCCGCCAAGGTCTTCACCGTAATTGCCAGAACTTGCGTCGGCAACAACGCCCAACGCGCATCCCGGCGTTGTCTGGGCTTGATCAGCAACGCTTGACCAGCCTACATACGACATTAGATGCCCGCCTGAATCAGATTCATCACAACCGAGCCGCCACCAGAGTTCACCAGAACCTTGACGCCAGTCACGGGGAATGCATAGTTGCCGTCTTGGCTAGTCGTTTCAGACGCCACCGACGGGTGGTCAAACCAAGTCGTAAAACCCACTGCGGGGTCGTCAAAGGTGTGCTGGACGGTGTAGTTGACCGTGCCAGTCACAACAACACCAAAGCCCACATTGAAGGGGCTGATGTTCGTATTCATCACCAAAGCGGAACTGGAGCCAGTGCCCGTCTTTGAAACTGTTTGCACTTTCATGCTGTTCTCCAATTAGAAGCGGGGGCCGAAGCCCCCACTCGTTTTCAACAGGCGCGACCGCCTCTTTTCTTTCCGCCGGGTGTAACAGTTACAGACTCCTTGGTCTTGGTCACACTTTCAGAACCTTTTGGCATGAAGTAATCCTTCGCTTTACCAGCCAGTTCCTTCACCATGCTCAGAGGATTCAACGCCTCCTCCAGTTCCATACTGTGCTTTTTTGAAGCGTCGTATGCACCTTTGGACAAATCCACTGGCTTGCCGCCATCAGCCATTTTCTGGAATCTGCTGTACTTCAGGTTGGAGTCAGCCTTGGCCTGTTTCATGGCCGTAGCGTTCTCCGCCGCAAAGTTAGCACGCAAGCGGCCCTCGGCAGGGGTTACCTTGCCACCGCTCTTGTAGGTTCCAGAAAGACGATTGATGCTTACGGGCGTAGGCGGTGCCTTGCGTCCTTGAGGCATCGCGACGGGACGACCTGTGTCAACAGTACCCCCCGTCGCGTAGGCTTTTTTTGAGGCTTTTCCCCCCATCTTGTAGCCACCGCCGTTGGACTTAGCCACACCACCAGTTGCGTAGCCACCGCCGTTGCCGTTCTTCACGCCGCCAGTGTTGGCAGGAGAATGATCGGGCTTGGCCGTAACCATCTTGGTGTTGCGGTACACGCCACCTTGGTTTTCGGTGTTGATGATGCCGTCACCAGCCACGCCGCCTTTGGCGTACTTCTTGATGGAACCACCTTTTTTGTAACCACCTTGACCATTAGCCACGCCACCAGTCTTCAGACCCTTGTGGGCCTTGCTGGCGGGCTTTGACTCGTGAGACTTCAGTTCTTTTTCAAGACCCTTCATCTCCTTCATCTCAGCCATATGCGTTGCTTTGGACTCACCGCCTTCAGCCTTGCCGCCCTTTTTCATGGGGGTAGAAGGCATAGAGGGGTTGCCAATAGGCATGGCAGGCTTCGCGGCCATAGCCTTGCGGCGTGCGGCCATAGAGGGCTTGCCGGGAGCGCGAACGGGTGCATTTACAGCAGGACGGCCAATCAAGGCTGGAGTACCTGCCAATGCTCCCATAGCGCCGCCACCATCGGCCATCTTCTTGTGACCAGATTCGGACTTGCCGCCCTTTTTCATGGACACATGACCGCCCTTTTTGAGTTTCAACTCAACGGACGGCTCGGTGGTGAACATTTTCACCATTGGTTTGAATTGGCCCATGATGTGCCTCCTCAACCTTTCTGAGCGTATACCACTGTGAAGCGGTAAATGCCCTGAGTAGTGCT